CGAATGTTCACCCAGCTTACAACCTGGTTAAAGTAAAGCCAAACAATCACCAGACAGCTTACGAGTTCTGGGAGTCCATCACTGCAAGTGCTGTAATTTATGGCGTAGGGTATGCAATAATCGAGAGAGATGAGAGAGGCTATGCTACTCAGTTAATCCCTGTACACTATTCAGACGTAGACCTCCGCAATGTTAAGGGCGAGAGAGTTTATAGCGTCAAAGATGTGGGGATCGTTCGACCTGAAAATATGCTCGAGATATGCAACCTCCAGCGCATGAGCCCGATTCGATTACACAGAGAGAATTTGGGACTTGCGAAAAGTGCTCAAGATTTTGGAGCTGAATACTTCGGACAATCGGGTCAGATGACTGGTGTACTCTCTTCAGAGCAGCCACTCAAAAAGGAGCAGATGGATGTAATCCAGGGCTCTTGGAATAACGGAGCAGCTCAAGCTGGGACGAAATTAATGCCATTCGGCTTCAAATATCAAAGAATCTCTATCTCACCAGACGAAGCGCAGTTTATACAGACTCGCGCCTTTCAAGCTGAAGAGATCTGCAGAATTTTCAACGTACCTACTGCACTTGTACAGCTACCAAGTCAAACGACATACAACAACGTAGAGCAGCAAAATCTCATGTTCGCTCGCCACACTATAGTGCCCTGGACTCAGAGGATAGAACAAGAGATAGACAGAAAATTAATCCCCTCTTTTGATCGTCCAGTAGTATACAGCAAATTTAAACTCTCAGACTTACAGAGAGGAGACAGCGGAGCGAGAGCGAGCTACTTCACTCAGATGCTACAGGCTGGAGTTCTAAGTATAAACGAGGTCAGAATGGAGGAGGAGCTCAACCCTATTGAGGGAGGAGATATTCATACTGTCATGGTTAACCAAATCGCACTCAATAAGCTCGAAGCTTACAGCGAGTCGATTTCAAAAAGTAACGAAAATGGAGGATGAGAAAAGAGACGAGCTATTAACAGCAGCTCACTACTCGAAATTTGATGCTACTCTTGAAGTACGAGAGGAGAATGGAGAGCGTGTAATCGAAGGTTACGCGGCTAAGTATGGAGTAGAAGCTAACATTGGACCTTTCAAAGAAACAATTTCGAGGGGTGCATTCGATAAGGTTTTAATGAGTCAAGATTTAGACTGTAGAGCGCTTATTAATCATGATCCTTCGCTCATCTTGGGTAGGTCCTCAGCTGGCACGCTGGAGCTTTCAAGCGATGATATCGGGTTAAAATATAGAGTTAAACTGGGGAATCAACAATATGCTACAGACCTTTATGAGTCTATTCAAAGAGGCGATATCTCGCAATCTTCGTTTGCGTTTACGATTAAAGATCAGACCTGGAGCGAAGACAGGAGCACGAGGTCCGTTGACCAGGTGGCTTCATTATTGGACGTTTCACCAGTCTGCTATCCAGCGTTTAAAGAAGCGACAGTGGTTGCCCGAAAAGAGGAGGAGCCGAAAGAAATTAGAACAGCTGAAGTAAAAACCAGCGACGATGATAAGTGTATTACAGTTAAAAAAATAAAAAGAAAAAACATGGACTTAAATGACATGAAGACTCTTCGTAGTAAAAACTACGAGGAGCACGTTCTACTAAACGAGAACGCAGAGAATGAAGGGCGCGAGCTCACAAATGAAGAGGAGGCACGATGTGACTACCTTGAGAGCGAGAACGTAAGACTTGACAACAAGTTAAAGCGTCGTAAAGCTCACGAAGATATGATTGCTCGTCAAGCGCATTTCGCTGGGAGCTCTATATCTGAGACTAAAGAGCTAGACAAAGTAAATCGTTCCTTCTCTCTCTCGAGAGCTATTGAGGCGGTTTCTCATGGTAAAGGGTTAGAGGGTGCTGAAGCGGAGTGGGCTCAAGAGGCACGCTCTGAGATGCAGTCAAGAGGCTTGCAGATGAGTGGTCAAATTGGTATTCCAGAGGCGGCTTTGTTTCGTGTTGGTGCAGCTGACAACTTCCAAGCTGGTTCTGGAGATGGCTCTGGCTATGTTCCTACAAACGTACCAGGTGTAATCGAGGCTCTAAGAGCTCCGACAATGATTGAGACGCTAGGAGCTACAACGATTAACGGAGCGACTGGTAACTTAAAGTTCCCTCGTGTAAGTGTTAAAGCTCAAGGATTCGAAGCAACAGAAGTTGCTGGAAGTACTAGCTCAGGATTAGCAATGGACGAGCTTGAACTTTCTCCTGTACGTGTAGCGAATAAGACTCTTTTCTCTAAGCAGTTAATCCTTCAGGGAGGTAGTCAAGTAGATACGCTTATCGCAAGAGAGTTAACGAATGGTATTAACACTACTATTGACAAAGCAGCATTCGCTAAGATTGTTGCTGGTATCTCTCCAGTAGCTGGAGCTGGAACTTTAACTAAAGCTCATCTCTTCGGTTTAGAGAAGTCAGTACTTGCAGCTGGAGGCAATATGGCTAACTGTAAGTGGGCGATGAACCCCGCTGGATGGGCAGCTTCTCGCGACCTTGCAACAGTTGACGCTATCAATGCTTTCTGGAATGGTCAAATGTTCGATGGTTTCCCAGCAGTAGCTACTCCAAATATTGCGGAGGGTACATTGACTAAAGGAGATATCATCTTCGGAGATTTCGCTGCTGGATTAGTACTAGCTTACTTCGGAGGGCTTGACTTGTTAGTTGATCCTTACTCGAATGCTGGAAACGCTCAGATAGCTCTACACTTAAATAAGTTCTACGATTGCGAAGTACGTCAAGCTGGCGCGTTCGCTTCGATTACGAATGTAGCTTAAGAAGTTAAACAATAACAGAGACGGGGGGCGAGTTGACGCTCGCTCCCTCTTTTTGTATAATTCTCAGTCATGAAATTTACAGTAGCAGACATCCCACTAGGTACAGATATTATATCTCTCGTAGATATGAAGGAGTTTTTGCGCGTAGATCATACAGACGAGGATACAACGATTTCGGCTATTATTACAAGTGCAGCTATGGCTGTACAAGATTACACTGGCAGAGTCTTTGTGAATACTACCTATACTCTTAAAACAGATTATTTTTATAACGTAGAGATACCAGCTGCTATAGGAGCAGTTACTGGAGTAACTTACTACGATATAGCTAATGAATTACAGACTCTCAACGCTTCAAAGTACTACGTGGACGCTTCACGAGAGCCAGCGCGAGTCGCTTTTCTAGACCCTCCCTCAACTTTTGAGGATAGATTTAATGCAGTAATTATCGCTGGAAGCATCGGTAAATCTGCATCACCCCCAATACAGCACGCAATAAAAATGCTTGCAGCTCATTACTACGAAAACAGACGGGCTGTCATCGTAGGAGTTAAAGCTTCGAAGATCCCTCTCGGGATAGAGGCAATACTAAACCCGTACAGAATTATCTCCCTTGTATGAACATCGGAGCACTAGATAGAAGGATAGTTTTACAGCGTCCCAATTCCGTAGCGAATGACTACGGAGAGAAGGTCGTCACCTGGCTTACGTACGCTACAATTTGGGCAGCTATAGATCGCAAGCCCTCAGCTACGGAGCGAGTGAGTGGAGAGCAGATGCTCTCTTTTCAACAGGTCGTATTTATGATCCGCTACTCTACGACAGTGAACATCCTCGAGGCTTCTCACAGAGTCACGTACGATGGGAAAGTTTACAACGTCCTGGGAGTTCAGGAGGTAGGGAGACAGGAGCAGTTAAGAGTGATAACAGAACTACGCGAGAACTCATGAGCGTAACTATCAGAGGAGCAAAGGAGCTCTACAAAAACATTGATAAGCTCGTGAAGTGGAGCGAGAAGGATTCCAAAGCTCTGCAAGATGTGGGGCACAGAGTCGGGGATGTATACGCGAATTACATTAAAGCTAATGTTAAGGACCTTGGGAAAGATATCTCTGTCAGAGGTACGACTGTAATGAGTGGACAGCTCAGGAAGTCGGGCGGTACGTGGCAACCAGATAAGAACTCGAATACAATAATGTCTGGACCTCGTACAAATTCAATAGGTCGAAGGAAGACGAAGACGTATGAAGATGGGTGGTACGCTCACATAGTAGAAAAGGGTGATTTCGGTGCGAGGTTTGGAGGTAAGCACAGGACGCAGAACACAGGCGTTTTCTCTCGTGGTATGAAGGCGACAACGAATAGAAGTCTAAAGCTCCAGGAGATACTACTTAAAAAGAACTTCGCGAAATATGTCAAGAGGATATGACTGTAGGGAAAGCTATATATAACATACTCACAAACGATACGACAGTCTCGGGGATAGTAGGAACTAACATCTTTCCAGAGATAGCTCCTCCAAACATCGACGTTCCATATATCGTGTACAGCGTTCTCTCGAATACTCCCAGCGACTCGAAAGAGGATGGGGGAAAGGTAGACGTCTCTAACATCGAGGTGTACAACTTCCAAAGCACGTACACAAACGCAATAGATTTAGGGGTGGCGGTTCGTGATGCACTGGATCGCAAAAATGGTGTATATGGAGGCGTAAAGCTTCAGAGCATTCAATACGCAAATGAACAGATGGACGTAAACGAAACCCGACATATTTGGGTGTCTATACAAGATTACTCAGTAAGAACAATAAATAATTAACATGGAGGACATTATCCTAAACCACTGGCAGAGTATACTCTTTGCCCTATTA